TCTCGCCCGAGGCGATGCCCACCTGGATGGCGCTCTCGATCCGGCGGAGGTCGTCGCGGCGGATGGACTGCGCCCACTCGCGGAGGGTGCGGCCCTCGAAGGGACGGCTCGTCACCAGCGCGCGCAGCGTGGCGACGGGCGGGATCACCAGGTCCAGCGTGACCGGGGCGACCGTCCGCATCGCGCCGGCCATGAACTCCGGCTCGGCCTTGGCGATGTCGATCATCTCGCTCAGCCACAGCTCGTCGATCTGGTCCCAGGCCCGAGTGCGGATGTTGGCGATGATGCGCCGCAGGACCTGCATCCGCCTGAGGTTGGTCGGGGTGAGCCCGCCAGTGGCGTTGCGCAGCCGGTCACGGATCTTCTCGGCGAGGTCCTCCTCGGTGGCGTTGAGGATGTCCTCGATCCGGCGCCGGATGCCGCCGCTGAGCCGCATCAGGTAGATCTGATGCCGCACCAGGGCGTCGAACAGCTCCTCGTTGACGTCGGCCACGTCACTCCTCCGTTGAGGACCAGCAGTAGCGTCGTGCCCACTCCAGCAGGAACAGAGCCCGCTCCAGAGAGATCTCGCTGTTGACCATGTCGAAGGCACCGCTCTTGTCGATGCCGATGACGATGACCTCGTCCCAGTCGGTCTTGGATGCCTCGGCCAGGGCCTGCTCTGGCCTCAGGTGGTCGGAGCGTGGCATCTCTACCACTCTGTTCTCAGTGCTCAACGGCCATGTCCTCCAGGACCCTCTCGGTCGTCCTCTTGTCAAGCGGGTCCAGGTGGTAGCACCACTCGCAGGGCCTCCAGTCCGGCCACGTCTTGTCGCATCGCGGCTCGCCGTGGCACACCACCACGCGGCTGGTCTTGTCGCCGGTGCGGAGCTGCTCAGCGGCCAGCTCCGCCCTGGCCTGGTCTATCGCGTGCCTACGCTCCCTGTGTGTCACCCTCGTCCTCTTCCGGGTCGCCGCCGGCCCCTGTGCCGGCCGGCTCGACGAGTGGCTCCTCCTGCTCGATCTCGGCCAGCTCGTCCTCGTACTCCATCTCGGTCAGGCCCTTCTTGTGCATCAGCAGGTGGATCGAGCGGTTGCTGATCGGGGCGCCCATCATCTTGGCGCTGACCAGGTCCACCAGGTCCTTCGCCACCATCTCGTCGTCGCTGAAGTCGAGGTTCGGGGTGACGACTACCTGCATCGGGTCGGCGCCCATCCACTCGGCAGCGGTGCGCAGCAGCTGCTGCAGCCCGCCCGCCCCTGCCAGCGCGACGTCGTTCAGGGTGGCGGTCTTCGCCGATACTCGCACCTTCAGGGCCTCGCCGCTCTCCTTCTCGCGGCTCATCGTGTCGATCATCTGCGCGCCCTTGGTCGCAGCCTGCCGCTTGTCGTTCTCCAGTGCCTGCCGCTGCTCGGCCAGACCCTGGTGGCCGACGCCGATGTACTTGGCGTCACCGCCGATCGGCAGGTTGATCTTTGCGTTCGCGCCGACGCGCAGCTCGTCCTCCGCGTTGCCACCGACGATGACCAGCGTGTCCTGACCCTGCATGAACAGGGTCTGCCGGTAGTCGGCCTCGCCCCGGTAGATGGCCAGGGCCAGCTTCGCGAGGCCCAGGAGCGGCGGCCCGTCGGGCTCCGGCAGGATGTCCTTGCTGTTGATGAACGTGAACGGGATCCGCTCCAGCGAGCGGCCCCGGATGCTGGGCGTTCTCATCGCCGCCTCGGAGAACGTCGTGTTGGCGTCGCGGAACGTGCCGACCCGGTAGACCGCGCCCGAGGCCGACGGCTCGTTCTCGTCCGGCCGGCCGAGCATCAGCACCCGGTACTTCTCCTTGAGCTCCCACTCGAACTCCCTCTGCCGCTCGAACTCACTCTCGTTGAGCACCACCAGGTTGAGGGTCTGCAGCGTCAGCTCGTCGCGGCGACCGTCGTCCCAGTTGAGAATGTCCTCGGCCTTGTACGTGGCGATGTAGGGACGTGGGGCCAGCGAGGCCTCGGCGGGAAGGTCCAGCAGCAGGCCGATGCGGCCGGTCACCAGCTGCGCCTCGTTGATGCGCCGCAGCAGCTGGGCCAGGCTCTCCCCGTTCAGGGTGGCCAGCTCGCGCAGCGGCTCCAGGGCGGCGGGCAGCTCGATGGCGGGCGGCTTGTGGTGCATCATGCCAATCATGGCCTCGACGGCCTCGGCGACGAAGTCGTGGAAGACGGCCCGCGTCAGGTAGGCCTGGTACGCCTCGTACCCGGGACGACCCTTGACATCCACGCCGTCGGCGATCATGCCGCTGGTCGCAGGAAGGTACGTGCGACGCTTCTCCTTGACGGCCCGCTCTCCCCGGTACACGTCGCGCATGAGGCACCAGTCCTCGTGGTGCTTGGCGTACAGCGGGTGGACAGAGTTGAGGGCCATGGTCGTCTCTCCAGTTGTCTCGCGCAGTCTGCTCCCGAGGGAGAGCGGCCGCAATCAATACATGCCCGAGGTCCGGCCGCCCTCCGCCCGCGCGCCTACCGTGCGGACGCGGTAGCGGGTCTCGTCTGCGATGTGGTCCTCGGCCTCGGTGTTGAGGTCGTCGGTGTCCTTCTCATCGCGGGGCAGCACCGGGACGATGTTGATCCAGTGCTGACAGCGGTCGGTGATGAACAGCCCAGGGAGCTCGCGCGGGCCGGTCTTGGGCCTCTTGGCCTGGGCCAGCATCTTGCGCATCGCCTCCCATCCGGTCTTCCGCGAGCCGGGTCGCTTGTCAGCGCGCGTCCAGCTCACGCCCCTGTACTCCTTGCCGTCGTCGAGGCGGACCTTCTTCTCCATGTCCGTCGCGATGCACACGCCGTTCTCAGTGTCGAAGATGGACGTGTCGGCCGGCCCAGGGCGGACGCGGCCGAGGATGCCCCACCGCTTCTCCCGCTCGACGATGCCCCTGGCGATGTCCGTCGCCAGCATGCGCAGGCCCTCGTTCGGCTTGCCGTTCCACCCGTACCACTCGTGGATGCGGAAGAGGTCGCCGCGCACCGTCGACATGACCCGGCCGCCGGGCAGCATGAGGTCCGAGCCGTCGCTCTCGGCCCACCACCCCACGCTGAACGGCTTGCTGCTGCCCCAGTCGAAGCTGCGGTCGATGCGCCACGTGTGCGGGATGACGAAGGTCGGCACGACGTTGATCTTCGGGTCCCACACGTCGTCGAACATGCCGCCGGCCACGATGTCCCAGCTGCCGTACAGCCACGCCCTCAGCTCGGCCGCGTTGCGGGCCGACGCGCGGATGCGGTCGATGTAGCCGGGGTCGGCCTCCAGGAGGATCTTGTTCTCCCAGATGTTGCCGTGGATGGCGATGCGCGGCGGCTCGAGGCGACCGTCCTCGTCCAGGCTGTCAGTGATCGGGATGTAGCGGGAGCCGGGCAGCCGCCAGCGGTGCTTGACCCAGTTGTGCCCCGGCCCGTAGGGGTTGGTGGTGGCGCGCACGCGGGCGATGATGGCCACGCGGGGATTGCTCGACCGGCACGTGGACATCATGCGCTTGTAGCCGACGTAGGTCGGCCAGTTGCACAGCTCCTCCCACCCCTGCCACGGGTACTCGTGACCGTGGTAGTTCCAGTAGTCGTCGTCTCGCTTGAACTGCCGGAGCAGCAGCATCTCCCCGTCCGGGAAGACCCACTGGTGCAGGGCCTCGTTGTATCGCGCGCCAGGGCACAGCTGCGGGAACCACTTCTTGGTCTTCGCGATGACGTCCTGCAGCTGGGGATAGGTCTGCCGGAACAGGATGCCGCGCCAGTCAGGCCCGTATCCCTTGCCGACGTCCTGGAAGAAGTCCATCAGCAGGGCGTCGGTCTTTCCCGGGCCTCGTGTCCCCTCGAACAGGCACTCGAAGAGCGGGCAGGTCAGGAAGAACAGCTGCGAGCCGGGCTGCGGCCACCAGACAGGACGGACACCAGGCGGCAGCCGGTGGTGGCTGTCAGCCCTTGGTGCCAGAGCTGCCACCGTCCTTGCCCTCCCCCGGCATCTGGTCGCGGTACTCGGCCGCTGCCTTGGTCCACTCCTCGACGCTCAGCCGGGCGGGCACCACCAGCACGCCTCCGACGTTGCCGCTCAGGTTGACGTCGGCGCGGTCCTTGTAGTCCGGGTTGACCCGGCGCATCTCCATCGCCAGGATGTTGGTGGCGTAGACCTTCTTGTACGCGACGACCTCGTCCTTGTCCTTGCCTCCGATGATCGGCTCCTCCACTCCCTCGATGGAGAGCTTGTAGGCGTGGGCCATCACCCTGTCCCGGTAGGCGTCCTTGGCGTCCTGGAACGCGGCGGCAAAGTCGGGGTCGTTCTCAACGTGGCTTGTGACGGTCGGTGGGGTGACGCCGGCCGCGCGCGCCGAGACATACATCAGGCCGCACTCGGCGTACTTCTCAAGGAAGATGTTCTTGGCCCGGTCGTCGAACTTGAGCCGGCTCTCTTGAAGCCGCCTGCGCCAGTTGCTCATGTCGACGACGCGAGGACCGGGGCCACCGGTCGTCGAGGCACGCGGGGTGCCGTCCTTCTTGTTGGCCATCTGGCCATCCTCCTCTGCCCTGGCCCCATGGCCCAGGCGATCGCCGCCTCGCCCATGCGCGCGTGATCCTGGCGAAATATGTGAGAGACACGGCGCAGAGGGCAAGCCCAGAGGGAGCGGGGCGCCACTATCCTGAGAAACTGGGGTCGTCCGACATCGTCCGACCTTTCCGACTTAACGAGTTGTCTTTCTCGCAGGTCGTGCGGCCTAAGCCCTTGGCCAGCCAGGGATAGTCTGACCTTTTAGACTTATAGACTAAGAAAGAGAGAAAGAGGGAATAGGCGCCGGCCCAGCGCCCCTGCTCCCTGGGCCTAGCGAACAGCAACCCAGTCGTTCCAGTCCCGAAGTCGGACGATCGTCAACTTCTCCCTGCGGGATCAGTGACTTGCCTCGCACGACCTATCGTCCGACCTCGGCGATCGTCCGACCTAGAGCCGGCTCGGGTCGTTCCAGAAGACATGATACCCGATGACGCACACGGGTGTCAGCTCCTCCACCCAGCGTGGTCGCACGTCCACTGTGTGGTACCACAGCACCCGGCCGCAGGGCCGCTCGCCCGCTCTCGCACGTCGCACGGCACGTCTCGCTCGCCGGATCGCCCTCTCCGTCCATGCTCTGTCAGGGAGCGAGAGACCCTGGAACTGGGCCGGCTGGTACACGACCTCGCGCACCGTGTCTGGCCAGCGCCGGTCCCTGGCCCGGTCCAGCGCCACACCGGCGACCGCGATCATGCCGTCGAGTGGCTCGCCCTCGGCCTCCTGCAGCACCATCCTGACAAGGTGCTCGTCTGCTCTCAGTGGTGGCTCCTGAGAAAGGACCGCCGAGGAGCTGAGCAGGCTCAGCGCCCCGGCGGCCAGTCGCACCGCCACAGTGCATCTCACTACGCGGCACTCCCGACCAGGGTCCTGGTCACTGGCATCGCGTCCCAGTGCTCCAGGTCCCAGCCGTGGTGCCGGCGGATGTGGTCGAGGCCGGCCCCGCTCAGCTCAGGCCAGGGCTCTCGCTCCGTCGCGTTCTCTCGAAGGTGCGGCGCCCCGAGGCCCAGGTCGGCGTAGAGCAGCCACATCCAGTGGAACGGGTAGCACACCGTGCCGAGGTCCGGCCGCAGGTAGTGCCACTGGCTCTTGCGGTTCTCAGGCAGGGCGTGACGGATCGCGAACTGAGCCCAGCTGCGCTGCCCGTCCTCGCTATCGAACATGCCGCCGAACACGGTCTCGTTGTGCAGCAGCCAGTGCTCGAAGCCGCCCTCCGTGGACCGCCGCATCCGAGCCGCGTACTCTGGATAGCCGCCGCCCATGCCGTCGCGGCAGAACTTGTACATCGAGAAGAGGCGGTCGATCGGGTGGCGCACGACGCCGACCCGGCGCCAGCGGTCGTACCCCACGGGCACGCCGTCGGCCTCCATGTGGCGGTAGAGCTGGTAGGCCTGAGGGTACTTGCCCAGCACCGCCCGGCGCAGCGAGCCGCTGCCCGTCCTGGGCACCAGCAGCACAACCGTCTGTATCTCAGGTACGATGATCATCGCCGCTCTCCTCGAACTTGTTCTCCCTCAGCCACTCACGCGCAGCGTTGCAGGGGTCGTTGTGCCTCTTGGCGA